CTAATAAACCAAACTTAGATAATCCCAAACCTAATGAACCAACATTAGCAGAGGTATCTAATAAACCAAACTTAGATAATCCCAAACCTAATGAACCAACATTAGCAGAGGTATCTAATAACGAATGGGATAATAATGAACTTATATCAACCGAATTATCTAAAATAGAGCCTAATGGAAAAGTGCCTAAATTATCTATAGATAGTATAAAGGATATCCCAAATAAAATTCCGCAACAAACTAATACTTTGGATGCTGTTAATGATAGTTTACAACAAGTAGCTTTATTATCATCTATGTCACAAAAACCTAATACTACGCAAGTACAAGCCCCACAAGCCCCACAAAAAGAAAAGTCTGTTGGTGGTATGTCAATTCCAAATGTACGTAATGACGAGCCAGTATTGCTTCAGATGCAATTTAATAATGTTCATGTAGTATAATTAAAAAGGGAGCGTAAAGCTCCCTTTCCTTATATTTTAATCTTCACCAACAAGATTTGAGAAATAACTCAAATCATCATCGTCTTCATCTTCATCAATATTTGATGTTTTTGATTCAAATGGTTTTTGTTTAGTTTCAATTTTAGGTTCTGCCAAAGAATTTAAGTTGAAATCTTCTGCACTTTTGTGTCTAGCCGTAGAATTACCTAAAGCTTTTTGTAGACGAGCAGATAATTCCTCATAAGTTTTAAAATTCTTAGGATTCAAAATTTCCAATAGTGAATATTGTTGTTTTAGAATTGCTTCTAATTCATCATCTTCAACAAGTGGTTTTGGATCAGCAAATTCAGATAGATCATAATTTTGATAACCATCAACCTTACGAATTTTCAATTTAAAATTAGCACCTTCCCATAAATCAAATGGATCAATTGCAATATCATCTTCAAATTGAGGATTCATTGCTTGATTAATCTTTTCAAAGATTTTTTTACCATAATTAAATTTGAATACTTTTCCTTCATTAGCAGGATTAGCAGCATCTTTAACTACATAGATATTTGAAACGATATGTTCTCTACGTTTTTGTCTACGAACAATATCTTTATCGGATTCTAATCCAGTTTGCCATAATTGGGTATTATACTCAGAGCAAGGATCATCTTGACCTAACGAAGTTAATGATTTTTCGATGTACCAACCACCTGGACCTTGGAAGCCATGATCAAAGAATTTGACCCAAGGATAACCACCAGCAACTACATCTTGTTCTGGTGTTGGTAGAAATCTAATAATAGCATAACCATTACCGGATTTATCAACAGCACATTTCCAATATTCATCAGAATCATCTGAATGTTTTGGTTTAGCTAGAGCTTCAATAGCTTTAGATAATTTTTCAATGTTATTACCAGAATTTTTTTTCAATGACGCAAGATATGACATATATTATTTTCCTTATACAATTTTAAACAGATTTTAAACAATTAATAAACAATTTTATATTTAAGTATTTTCTTTAATACTTTCCAGTAATAAAGACTTAAATTTTACTTTGTCATATTCTAAGAATGGTTTATATTTGATCATTTTAGATCTAATATTAGGCCATATGAAATCATCTTTAATTTTCAGTTCCCATTTTGGGATAAAATTTAAAAAATCATTCATTATCACAACAGTCTCTAATGAGACTTCTTTACGCAATAATTTCACCAATAATATTGGAAAATTATCTTGTTCTACTTTAAATACCTGATCAGATTCGAAGATATTTAATAAATCATTTTTAAATACATAAGACAAAGATTGAATTGTCTTATTGTATTGAGTATATATATCAAAAGATTCTTGAGTACAAATATCCTGTATCCAAATATTATTTAATTCCAAAAAATTAGAAATAAAAAATCCTTTAACATTATCATTATATTTTTTAGCTAATTTATCATAAACAAATTGGTGTGTATTTTCTTTATATTGTTTATATGTATAGTTTACTTTTCCATTATATTTGATATAATCATACTCTGTAGTAAAATGTAATTTTAAAGATCTATACAATAAACAGCAATTGTAACCATTCATAATTATTCACTTTAAACATCTAACCTATTAGTAGTAGATTTAATTAATTTAAAAATTAATGCTTCTTCTTCAATTTTGGATTTTAATGCAGGAGAAATTAAATCTAGTATAGATTCCATTTCTAAATCATTATCTTCACAATAGGTAACTATAGCATCAATATATTCAATATTCTCCTGTTTAACTTTCTCCAATATAATATTAGAGAATCTCTGCATTTCTTCAAAATTTTTCATTATATTATTTTTTTCTCGTAAAAGTTAGTAGCACCTAATTGTGCAATTAGTTTATTTTCGCCAATACCAAATGAATTTTTACATTTAGTGGATTTAAAAAATAAAACATCTGAATTAAAATTTGGCAATTTTAAATTGGTATTTAAAATTTCATTTGATAGTAGTTTGGCATTATACCATGCTATATCATTTTTGTCAAATGTTAATTTAGTACAAACCCAAGAAAATTGGCATACTTTTCCTCTATTATCAGTTCTGGATTGAAAAACCACAGAACAAATAGTTTTTGGAAATTTAGGATGTAATTTTCTATTTAAAATAACTTTAGCAATTGCTTTTTTAGTTATTTCTGGTTCACCCCTCGCTTCAAAATATATAGCCTTCGCTAGACATATTGATTCCGATTCATCATATAATATTGCATGTTTAATTTTTGGTATAGATTTAAAAAATGATTTTGAAAAACAAGTACTTGGTAAAGCTAAAATTAAAAACAAAACTATTAGAGTCATCGCTCTTGTACGTTTCTGATACATCAGATTCTCCTTTATTATGAATACCCAATATGTACAGGCATTCCTTTATTCTAAAATTTAGATTTTTCTTAAACTTTGAAAAGCTTTTATCTATTTTATTATGTTGTCACAATAAGTATTTATACTTTTTTAATTACTCGTTTCTCATTAACTCTCCAGTTAGTGAAAGCATCCCCATTTAATCGAGATAAATCTTTAACTGGATTGTCTGCAAGATATTTTAATTTTTCTAAATATTCCTTACATTTTTGTCCAGTGATATAAAATTCTTGCATATTTCCTCACATATTATCATTTAATTGATTTACGCCTAACCACCAAATATCACCAAAGAAGTTGTGTAATTTAAAATTTTTAACGGAATTTTTAAAATTAGTATAATCTATTTTATTTACTTCTCTAAACATAAATTCTAATAATTCTTTGTTTGTGCAATATACCCTATACTTATAATCTGAATTATCATAGGTAAAAATTAATTTATTTGGAAATCCAGTTTTTAAATGTTCTTTAGTCCTAGCTCTAACAGCATATTCTTCGTCTGGGTTTTCATCAGAACCATATCTACCTTTATCGATCAATACAGCACTAAAAAATCCATAATTTGTACAAATCCACATAATTGAATCCTCATAGTAATTTACAAAAATCTATTATATCCTATTCAGGGTATTTGTCAAGCAATTTTTTATGTCTAGCTTTGAAATTGGTATGCAATTCTTCATGATTAGATAATCCAGAATTTTTAAATAGATGATGAACTTTGTCCATATCTAAATTTTTTAAACTATCATGTATCGCTTTATGGGTCTCAGGATGCGCTAGAGCCTCGTTAAATCTTTTGGCACCCTCTGACATAGATGAGTCTCTTAACGAGTCATGTTCGTGAATTTCTGGATCATAATCCTTATGTCCACCTTGTGCTCTAAAATTAAATGATCCACCTTGATCAATAGATACTAAATGTCCATGTTTTTTGTCTACCATTATATTACCTTGACCAGCATCAATACCAGATCCTGCAATATCCCAATTTTTATGTAATACACCAGCAGCAAATATTTTGCCTAACTGTTTATGATGTTCGATTGTTAAATTATGATGTTTTGATGTTAGTGGTACTAGATTAGGATTAAATTTAGATTTTATTGATTTCCCATGTAATTCAGGGTTGGTAGTATGAATACCCATTAAATGGCTTAATTTAGCAGATAATACTTCAGTTTTAGCCTGATCATGATTATCTGGGGTTTTCATATAATATTGTTCATGGGTATCTGAGTCTTTATATATACCTCCAGGATTTGATCCTAATTGTCCAGATACTTTTTTTAATTCTTCCGTGAATATTTTGAATGTTTTCATATTTTGTATTTAGTTAAAGACAATAACGATAGTTTATCAGACATATCGTTATTGTCAAGATTTAATTTTATATAAATAAAGGTATAGGTCACGATACGGCAAATATCTACCTATTCTAAACATTCCACTAACAATTAAAAGGAATTATTATGTCCAGCAATAATATTTATACAATTTTAGAATCCAAATCTATCAACACTCATTATCTTAATAGATATTATAAATTTATTTTAAATTTCAAAGATCAATCTAAAATTAAAGGTGAAACAGAACATCACCATATCCTACCAAAAGCTAAATCATTATTTCCAGAATATTCATCATTAAAGGATCATCCTTGGAATGGTATTCATTTAACAAAACGTCAACATTGGATTGCTCATTGGATGTTGTCAAAGGCATTTGGTGATTCACAAACTATAGCATTCTATAGAATGTGTAAAAAGTCAAAAGATCGAATTACTTCAAAAGTGTATGAAACTATGAGAATTGAAGTTTCAAGAATAATATCAAAAGATAATATTGGTATGGCATCATATGTTGATGGTGATAATAACAAAATACGATGTTCTACTACAGATCCTAGAGTATTATCTGGAGAATTAATTTCAACAACTAAAGGTAGAAACTATAAACCAAGATCAGAAGAATCTAGGTTACGAATGTCTATAGCACAAAAAGAATCAAAATATAATCCAAATAGAACTACGTTTTTGTATAAGTTAGATGTAAAATTAGAAAATATATTATTATATTCATCTGAATATCAGCATATGTTATTAGATGGTTGGTCTATAAAATGTACCCCAGAATATAGAACTAAAATAACTATAGAAAGTAATAAAAATAGATCTAAAGAGTGTAGGATACAAGCAGCAATAAAACAACAAGAAACAAAAAGTTCAAGAGTGTATGAACCAAGAATAGTGACAGTAGAATCTAGAAAAAATTTAAGAAGAGGTGGTACAAGATATGAGTGGGAATTGTTGTATTATGATAAATCTATTAATGATTTTGTTTTATGTGATAGATTAGATATAAATGATAATCATATACAAGTATTTGCAAAAAATAATTCAAAACTTATATATGATATAAATGATAATAAGCGATTTTTAAATTTAGAGTGTCCTATATTGCCCTATGGGTATTTTGAAGAAAAACCATCAAAAAAATTATTATGTTTTAATTTAATATCTAATAAAATAGAAAAAATAATATATCTGAATTATAACAAAAATATTCATATAATATTAAATATACCAAATGGTGGAAGATTGAAATATAAATTAATAGATTATGGAAACACCATATATTTAAATAAAGAATTTATTAGTTTATATGGTGTTCCTGATAATTGTACTAAAAATTTAAAGTCCTAATTTCTCACACGCAATGATAAATGATTTAACTAATCCAGATCTGACTATATCAGCAGAAGTAAAATTAATATGACAGAATTCTTTCATCGAATCCGCAACTTTAATGAAATCTCTCATACCACTAACATCATTAGATTTTTTAGTTAAATCGTTCTGTTTAGTATCACCAGCAAAAATAATTTTAGAATCTCTTCCAGTTCTTGTGATGATTGTCGAAAATTCGGCAAATGTAAAATTTTCACATTCGTCCGCAATAACTATAGTATTATCAAAGGTTTGTCCTCTCAAACAAGTTGTAGTTGTAAATTCTACATACCCTTGTTCTTTTAATCTGGAATAGGCTTCCTTCTTATTGAATAAATTAGAACATATTTGCTCATATGGAGCTTCATATATAGCACCCTTTTCTTCTAAAGACCCTTTGGTGAAGCCTACTTCCCGTGTCTGAACCGCACTCCTAACTATAAGAACCCTATTGTATGGATTACTTTTATCTAAAATTTCTTCCAATGCCTTATAAATTGCAATATAACTTTTCCCAGTTCCAGCAGAACCGGATAACATAATAAATTCTTCACCTTCTGCATATGAATCAAAGAACATTTTTTGATTATCTGTCATTGGTTTAATTGTTTTTAAATCCTCTATGCGTATTTTCAACCTATTTGATGGAGCTTGAGTATTCTGAGGTTCTGGTTTATTATAACTGGAAGAATCCTCGAAATGTCTATCTACAATTTTAGATCTAGGTTTACGTGCCATACAACATCCTTTTAAAGTTAAACAAAATTATTATTTTAAATTGTTACCATTCTCTTGGACTTGAGAACCTCCTACTGTTACCAAGTGTATTTCCAGGGATTGACGCTTTCATTCTGTCAATTATAGCTCTTTGGAAGACTGGATCTCCTTTAGATATTTTAGTATCCAGTAATCTAGTAGGATCGCATACTAACGGACTAGTATTATAATATCTTTCAATATTAGAATTTTCTGTCATATATTTGACATACTCAGCAATTTTTAGGGTTTTCTCAAATATTTCTTGAGTTTCTGTATTTCTTAGTGTATAAGTTGGCATAATTTATTTAGTTAATTCGATGTAAGCATTAATACGTTTATTATAATATTCAATTTCTAATGTAAGTTCTTTTAGTTCTCTATTAGATCTACGAGATTCCATTTTTTTGTTGAATATTACAGTTTCTAGATCATCTTGTAGTTTTTCTAGTTGTATTAAATCTAATTCATATTGTTGGTCGTCATTCATTTTGTATTACTCTCGATATAGGCTTTATATTCATTAGTTCTTTTATCAATATTACCATTAGGGGTTTTTGGTAAATTGTTATATTCAGTAGTACCATCATTAAGTTTTTTTGGAATGTTAATAACTGGGTCACCGATATCACCAGTAATTTTTGGAGTATCTAAAGCTTTTAAAGCATTTTTAACCGGAAAGAATAGATCATTAAAATATGAAATATCATTAGTTACTGCAATTACACTATTATTATCCATCCGAATAATCGATCCAACGTCTGTTGATGGTAAGACATATAGAATTTTTTCTTCATTTAAAAATATTTCAGCATTTTCTGATTTTGAAAATAATTTTATCATATTTAATCTCATGTAGTAGTTAAAATTAGGATTAGATCCTAAAAGTATTTATCTCTTGACAAAAGCTATTTTTGTGATATACTAAATACTTGATATGATATAGATCATATTTCCCTTAACTACCTACACTAAAATTATGATAAAAAATGTTTATGAAATTCTAGAAGAACTTGATGCAGTTAAAACTAGAACTGAAAAAGCAAGAATTTTAAAAGAAAATCCTTTGTATCATTTTAAAGAAGTTTTAAAATATACATTTAATCCAGCCTATCAATTTTATGCTGAAGAATTTCCTAAAGACTACAATCGACCAGATACCTTTCCTGGCATTCGTGTTGCTGGTATTGAATCTGAAATTAGAAAAGCTTATTTATTTTTAAAGGGTGATCAAACAGCTGATATTTTGACTCCACAAAAA